TGCGATCATCTTCAAGCCGTTCATGAAAAGAAAATCACTAGATTAATTATTAATATTCCTCCTCGTTGTGGTAAATCTCTATTAATTTCAGTTTTATATCCTTGTTGGGTATGGGTTCATGAGGCCGAACATAGGTTTTTAACCGGCTCAGGAGGGAAAGATTTAGCTATAAGAGATACAAGACGTAGTCGTATATTATTGCAGTCAGATTGGTACCTTAATTATTGGAAAGATAAATTTAAGATATCTTCTGATCAAAATCAAAAGTCTAGATATGAGAATACAAAAGGAGGGGTGAGATTAGCTTTTTCTATTGGTGGCTTATTAATAGGAGAAGGTGGCGACACGATTATGATTGACGATCCATTAGACGCCGATGAATCTTATAATAAAAATGCTATTAATGATGTGAACGAATGGTATAGCAGTACCTTAAGCACTCGCTTAAATGATCAGGAAAAGAGTGCGGTTATATTAATAATGCAGAGACTAAATATTAATGATCTATCGGGATATTTATTAACTCAAGGTGATTCTTTTCAATGGACACATTTATGTCTGCCAATGGAATATGAATCTAATCGCCAGTGTATTACTTCGATATTTAAAGACCCAAGAACAACAGAAAACGAAATATTGTGGGATAATATTACTCCTAAAGGATTGAAAAAACTCAAAGAAGGATTAGGCCCAATAAATATTCCGGGTCAATTACAACAACGACCAATGAAAAAAGGCGGCAATATTTTTAAGCAAGACGACTTTCAATCTTATAATGGCCAAATAGGTAAGATGGATTATATTGTTCAATCATGGGATTTTGCCGCAAAAGAAAAGCAAGTAAATGATTATTACGCTATGGTTACAATTGGATTGATTGGCAATAAATTCTATTTGTTGGATTTATGGCGCGATAAAATTGAATATCCAGAAGCCAAAGCAAAAGTATATGAATATGGCGATAAGTGGAAACCAAACATTATATTAATTGAAGACAAAGCAAATGGTTCTGCTGTGCTTCAAGAAGTAAGACGCGATATCCAATATGCTATTAAAGGCATAATTCCCCAAGGTGATAAGATCATGCGCGCTAACGCTGTAAGCCCTATAGTTTCAACACAACGTTATTATCTGCCTACAATAAACGATTGTGCTTTGATTAATGAATATATCGAGGAATTAATATCTTTTCCAGCTTCTACGAATGATGATTGGGTGGACGCTACAACTCAAGCATTGAATTATATGCGTGATATAGAATCCTCTGAAAAAGCACAAGAAGTTGATCCTAAGATTTTCCATACTGCCAATTGGTTTTAGTTTTGCGGAATGCCCCAAGAATTTCTTGACACTCATTTCAAAAAAGATATACTCGAAGTTATCCACAGGTTATCCACAGGCAGTTTTATGACTACAAAGAAAATCGATAACAATAATAATGATGCTGAAATCATAGGGCGTGCAAAACGTCGTATAGCAGATTGGTACGAATATTATAGTTTAAACAACGAACATTTTAGAGATGATATGAAATTTGTCTATGAAGAAAACGGACAATGGACACCTGCTGAAATAGTGCAGTACGATGAAATCGAAAAACGCCCGCGATTGACATTCAATTTACTTCCTAGATTTTTAACTAATATGGCCGCTGAATATGCTTCTAATACTCCAGATTTAAAAGTCAGATCAGAACATTTTACAGATATTGAACAAAATCAAGTTGATTTCATGACTAATTTTCTAAGAAATATATCTTTGGATTCGCGAAATGACCTAGTCTATCAAATAGCGGCTAGCAATGCCTGGGGTGGGGGTTATGGAGCATTTAGAATAAATATAAAAAGAGAAAGACCAGCTAGTTTTAATTCTATCATAGCTTACGAACCTATAACAAATCCTTTGAATTGCTTTTGGGATGTTATAACGGAAGATCCAGACAAAGGAGATGGTAAAGTATGCGGTATGGCCGTAAAAATGCATCGTGATGAATTTAAAGCCAAATATCCGGATGTTTCAATTCCATCTACAACCGCAACCAGTACTTATTTCTATGAAAATTTTGAATGGTTTTCTGAAGATACGGTAACTATTGCGGATTATTACGAAAAAGTCCCTATTAAGCGAAGATATGCATTATTAAGTGATAATACTGTTGTATTAGCTAATGAAGCTCAAAAAGCTATTAGGGATAAAAATAGAACATTAAAAATCCAACAAGAATCTCTGCAAGGAGGGATAGGAGGAATTGGTGCTCAATTACAACCAGAGTTAAATACTCAACAGCAATTACCCCCATTACCAGTTCAAAAAATTACTATTGTAAAAGAAGAGACTCACGATGATTTTGATATTAAATTTTATAAAATCATTGGAACAGAAATTTTAGAACGTAGAGATTGGCCTGGAAAGAAATTACCGATTATATTTCAAGCTGGTATAAGCAAATGGGTTGCAGGTAGAGAGCGCACTTATTCATTTATTCATTGGATAAGAGATGCACAACGTTCTTATAATTTTGCTATGAGTGAGATATTTTACAGATTGAAATTAACGAGATATGAGCCTTTTATGGCCACTAAAGAGATGGTTTCGCCTGATATAAAAGGCTGGCAGAATGCTTATCAAGCTAAATCTGTATTGATATATAAAGAAGGCCCTCAAGGACAAAAACCCGAACGAGTTGGTACTCAAGAAGTCCCTCAATCTTTATTTACAGCATTAAGTAGTGTTTTTAGTAACTTACAAGCTATCCCAGGACGTTTTGAAGCTAATTTAGGTGCTTCAAGTAATGAATTAAGCGGAGTTGCTGTTAATGCACGCAAACAAGCTGGGAATTTAAATATCAAAGAATATTTTGATAATACAAATAGAGCTATAGAATCTGGCGCACGTGTTAGTTTGGATTTAATTCCGCAAGTTTATGATACAACAAGAATGATTAATGTAACTGATGTTAAAGGTGATGCAAAGTCAGTTCAAATTAATTCAAGTGAAGAAAATCAAATTAAAGAAAACTTATTTAATGTGAAAATATCAGTTGGTTCAAACTTTGAATTACAGCAGCAAGAAGCAAAAGAAACATTAGCGAGAGCATATCAAATTATTCCTGCTTTAAGTCAGATCGCTCCTGATATATACGCCGAAAATCTTGATATTAAAAATGCAGATCAATTAGTGGATAGAATTAGGCAATATTTAATTCCACAAATTGCAGCACAAGAAGGCGATCAAAAAGCTCAAAAGCAATTATCAAATCAACATCAGCAGCAACAACAGACCCAACAAATGCAAATGTTATTAACACAATTACAAATAGCAAAAGAAAAGCAAGCATTAGAGATTAATAAACAGATAGCTCAAGATGATGCTGTAAAAACGCAATCAACTCAAATAACTGCTTCTGCAAATTTAATGAACGCTCAGACGAATAGAATGGAAGCCGAATCGAAAGGAGTTATAGAAGCGCAAAAAACCCAAGCAGAAGAACAAAAAGCACAACTTGAACTAACAAAAGAGATTATAAAAGTAATAGGAGATATAAGACAACGACAGCCGGATGCCGATATTAGTTCATTATTAACACAACCAACATCAATTTAGGAGAAAATAAAATGGCGAGAAAAGTTAACAGAAAAGGGGATACTCCAAAAGCAGGACCTTTTATTGAAAGTAAACAGGCACGTAAAACACCAGGCAAAACAGTTGCAATTGGTGGCACAGAAGTAATAAAACCACAAGAAGCTGGTCAACGTACGTTGGCATTTAGAAAAGGTGCTTTGCGCGCTCAATTAGGAGTAAAAGAGGGGGAGACTATTTCAGAAGATTTAAAAAGGCGTGCACTATCTGGAGAATTTGGGCCTTTAGCTAAAAGGCGAGCGGTTTTTGCCTTTAAAGGCGCAATAGCTGCCGGTAGAAAGACGGCTAAAGAGAAAAAGTAAATGCCATTATTACCAGGAAAAAGCAATAAAACTATTTCTAATAATATTAAAGAAATGATGAATGCTTTTAATAAAACCGGCAGAATAGGTAATACACGACCGAATAATAAAAAAGAAGCATTAAAAATAGCAAGTGCTGCAGCTTTTACAAAGGCTGGCACTTCAAAACCTAAAAAGAAAAAGAAATAAATAATTAATCATTTCGCAGTAAGCCGCTTAGTGTAGAGAAAGGAACGATTTCTACACTTACTTAATGAATTTCTACACTTACTTAATGAATTTCTACACTTAACACCTTTCTTAAGTGTAGTTTTTTATAATTAAGTGTAGTTTTTACAAGAAATTACTTTTTGAAATAATTTGTAATATTTTGTTGCATTATAGAAATATTTAGATATACTCGAAGTTATCCACAGGTTATCCACAGGGTAATCGTAGGATAATCATATTTTACCCTTCCGTGTAGGAGCATACACGAGGTGGTTATATCCACATTCGGAACGTGACCTGTATTCACGACCGATTTTCAATAATCAAAATCGAGGAAAAATCATGAGTGACGAAATGCGTCAAGAAAATAATATTGTTGATAAAAATACCGAATCAACTATAGAATCAGAGAAAGCAGAAGAAATTAAATCTGAAAATGAAGGAGAACAAACAGAAGTTAATGAAGACTCAGAAACTCCTGAAACAAAAGAAAGTAAGGTTCTCACCCAGGAAGATTTAGCGCGAGAGGTTAAAAGAGCACAGGCGATAGCCGAAAGACGTGCAAAAAGAGAGTTAGATGCTAAATATTCTGCTGAATTAGAAAAGTTTAAAACTAATGCCGAAGTTCAACAACGACAGAATGTTTATAATCAACCTCAGCAAAATATACAGCAACCATCTCCAGACCATGTTTGGGATAATAATTTAGGATGGATTCATAAAGATATGTCTCTTCCTGAATATTCTCAAGCAGTAAATCAAGCGTTAATGGGATTAGAAAATGATCCAAATAGATCAACCGTACCTTCTTCTAATGTAGTTCAACCACAGACTGCTACATCTGTGCCACCAGCACAAAAAGAAGATGTAAAAGCGTCTAATAAAGCATTAGAACAGATAGACGAATGTATGGAAGATTTAGGGGACCAATTCAAAGATGATTTGATTGCTGGTATTAAAGGTGGAATTATTACACCGCATATGATTAATGCAGCTGCTTTAGCTCCTGATGGAGTAAAAGAGTTTTATAATTGGTTTAAAAAAGAATTTACAACAGTATCAAAAATCTCGCAGTTGTCACCAATGGAACAACAGGCGCGGATTTGGGATTTTAACGCTGAACGAACAGTAAAGAAGCAACCGAAAGTTGAATCTAAAATCACTCCGCAACCAGAATCGCTAAAAAGTAATGGCGATGTTAATAATAGTTCTGCGGAAAGCTCTTATTTGAAAAAAAAGAGGGAGGCAGAACATCAAATATGGGGTAAGTAAAAAATGCCTAATTCTTTTACTACTAAAACGGATGTGGCTGAGGAAATTCTAATTGACTTTCAAGCAGTAACTCCTATTATTGGTACTACATGGCGGCGTTATGAAGATCGTATAATTAATGGTAATGGTTGGGATTTAGGCGGTAAGCTTGATATTCCTTTACCACAAAAATATATTGTAAATGATGGCGCGACTATCACCACTATTCCTGATATCAACGAAAAGAAAATACAATTACAACTTAATTTCCGTAAAAATATTCCTATGCAATTTACTACGCAAGAAATGACTACAGATAGTAAGTTTAAATTTAAAGAAAGATTTATCACTCCTGCTGTTAATGAGTTAGCGGCTGAAGTTGAATCTATTGTCGCTCAAGAAATGTTTGACCATACTTATATTGTTGAGGGAACTGCGGCCGTATGTCCAGCTACATATAAAAGTGTTGCTCTTTTAAGATCTGCTATGAATAACATGATGTTACGGCGTGACAATCGGTGGCTTGGATTTTCAGAGAAATGTTATTCAGAGATAATTTCTGCGGGCAGTCTGCAAAATTCATTTGATGAGAAATTAACACGCGATATTAATAGAGATGCACAATTGGGCCGTATTGCTCAATTTCAAAGTTATAGTTCTCCTTTATTCGTACAGCATATAGCCGGTATCGGAGATGTAACGGCAACACCAGCTAGCGGTAAAGTATCTGCTGGAACAGTAAAAACTACTGTAACGAGTGGTAGCACGATGACTCTTACCGGTTTGGGCACTGAAACAGGGGTGTTTTTAAAAGGAGATAAAATCCAATTTGACGGCGTTTTTCATGTCTCACCGATTGGACGTAAAACAACTGATCTTCCTTTTTCTGTAGTTGTTACAGATACAAGTGTAGATTCTGCAACTGGGGATGCGGTAATTAATTTTGAACCTGCAATAGTAAGTGCTGCTACTGATCCTCTCCGTAATATTTCAGATACAGCCGGTTTACAAGCAACTACTGTAGCTAATCTTATTACAGCTAATACAGGTGTTGGTAGTACGGTTAAAAATCCATATACAGTTAATTTTGGTTATTTAT